CTCGCGGTTGGGACGATTCCAGGCAGTGCCGTGACGATGCTCATAGCTCAATCACCCAGTTGGCATCGGTGACGTATGTAGTCCAATTTACCCCAAGCAGGCTGATGCCGTTGGAGTTGGTTGGATTATGGAAGGCGTCAATCGCAATAACACCTTCCGCGTCAATGTCTATCTTTTTAATTTCATAAGTGCGCTGCACTGTGCCGCTTCTCGGTATGGCGAAAAAACATTCGCGTGGAGATTCGGCCAGCCCATCAACAATTAGAATGCTTTGCTGTTGCGGGTCAGCATCCAGATCCCATGTTAGCGCTGGGTAAAAGCCGTCCAGTGCCGGCAAAAGATCGGGCCGCGTCGTGACGATTGTTCCGTTTTCTTGTATAAAGCCCTGCACCGCTTTATTGTAGTTGATAACATCAATGTCGAGCTTAAAATAGCCGCCAGATCGCAGCTCAGCCGCTAATACATCTGGCGTGGTCTTGAAGCTGATGCGATGATCATGCAAGGTAACAAATCGGATCAAGTAGCAAGCTGCATCAATCGCCTGCTTGTAATTGGTACACCACTTCGACAGATCGAGCGTGCGAACTGGGGCATTGGCGCTTGTGCCGACCTGCCGGACGGTTGCAACACGCTCACGCGGAAACAGCGGTGCTTCCGTGCCGGTTGATTCTTCGCGCCACTTCACCTGAACGGCAAACGGCTGCCGGGTCAAATGGTCGATGCTGTCGAGCTTAAATGATCCCTCTTCGATGTTGCCGTTGTTAAACTGACCCTTAATATCAAGAGGCGTGCCGAACTCGATTCCTTTGCGCAAGTAATAGACGCCGCCCAGCTTGACCAGCTTTAGCAAATGCGCTTGAGCGGTTTCTGTTGCCCAGTCAAGAATGTTAAGCGGCTCGTCTTCAACGGCGTCGTAAAAGTATTCTCGATCCTGACACCATTGCGCCGCTTCTTGAAAGCTGGGACGGTTAATTTGCGCTGACTGAGTTGCCGGGAATGCGCCAAGCTCGCTGCTTGTCATTAGCTCGCGCAGCCAGTCGGGGAACAAGTGGCTGGCGCCAACGGTGTCGCTGTTGAGCAGCCTTGGCATTTCATAGCCGTTGTTGCAAAAGCCGCTGAACTGCCCCAGGCTATTGAACTCCAGCGATGCCGCGATGTTCACGCCAATGCCGGCCAGGCCCTGATACGACGGCACAAGGTCGAGATCGCCGTAGTAGTTGATGTGCTTGATTTCGTGCTCAGGCGCAGTGCCAACTGTTGATTGCAGGTTGTCATAAGGGAACGCTTCGGCCCACCTGGCGTAGCCGTCAATCATTGAGCTGTACTCTGGATCGGACCATCCCAGCCCGAGATCAATATCGGGCTCAAGATTTTTCATCTTGCGCCGCTTGCCGGCAGTGGGATTGATGATGTAGCCGGTGCTTGTAACAGTCACGCCGCCAGATGTTCTGCTGACTGAAGAATTGCTGTTGGTGTCCAGTACCATCACTCGATCCAGCGCTTCTCTGCGCACCTCCCAGCTGGAGATAGGCTCAAAGCGGATCTCCCATCTTTTATACGATGGGAAGTTGATGCGCAGGTAGTTGTAAATATCCTCTCCGTTCACGCCGGCAACAGCGAACACCTCGGGGAAGTCAGTCCATGTGCTGCCACGGTCGTCGCTGTACTGCATGGCAAACGCGCTGTAGCGGCGGGTTTTGGTAGTGACCAGACTGCCGCTGCTGTCAAAGCGCGAAACAGTCAGCCGGCCTTCGGCGTCGTCGTCAACCTGATTCTGGCCGGCCTTTGCATTGATCTCTTGCACCGTTGGCGATGAGCGGAATCCGGTCAGGCCGCTTACGGTGATGCCGACCTTTGATCGAATTGACAGCTCGCATATCTTGTATTCTCTGACTGCGCCAACAGACGCAATGGCCATGCGAAAGATTTGCGCAGCAGCAGAGCAAACCTTGTAGCGGCCTTCGGTGCCGCTTTCCATGTCAGCGAAATCATCGTCGGGATCGTATTCATCCGGCAGGATCGTGGTGCCCTGCTCTGGCGGCTCCAGAAAACCCTCGCCTGCAAATTGCACCCTGCCCGCTTTGACAACGGTGAAGATGTACTCCATGCTGTTGCCGTTGCCAATCGGCTCATTTTCGGAGTTGCTGATAAAAATTGTCTCGTCATGTTGCGGCAGCCTTTCTTCCAGAATTGCCCAGCATGTGCCGATCCGGTATAACTCGTTTGGGATCAGCGCTGTGTCCGCAGAGTTCTGTACGCCGGCAACGGAAGCAGCGACACCGCCCATGTCCTGCTTTGAGTCAGCCTTGTTATCCTTGATCCTGCAGTTGCTTGTATCAAACTTGATCTTGGTTTCAGCGTCAGTGCTGCGGCGAAGCACATAGCGCAACCTGCTGCCAATGGCTACGTCTTGGCCCTGGATGCCAAAGCTGCCGCTTGCGGGATTGCTCCATGTTGACGACCCTGGAGCGCTGTACTGTCTGATCGCGCCACGCATTGACCAGTGGAACTTGCCTTTCCATAGCTCAACCAACGCCGCTGCATCATCGTCTGTCTTGATCACGCCATCATTGTTAACCCTGGCGACAACGGTTGGCTGCAGCTGCACAGTAGAGCGATGCAGCATGACATTGGGACACCAGCCGTACAGGCCAAACGCTTTGCTCGTTGACGGGCTTTCCGCCATGCAAAACGCTCTCTTGAACTCGCCGCCGATGTTCACGGAGAAAACATCCGGGGCGCCGGCATTGGTGAAGTTGCCCACGTCTCGACTTGCTTCCCTGCCGGCAATCAGGTCGCCGCTTACAATTCGCCCGCCGTCTCGGGAGTAGTAGATCGAGTATCTTGCGCCTCTGCTCAACGCGGTGCCGGTGTACGCATAAGCGCCGAGCGTATTATTGCCGAACGCCCAGCCGCGTTGATCCCAGGCGCTTGCCGACATGTTGGCGGTGCCAGCAAGAAACATGCCGCGAAACATCAGCGAGCCATTCAGCGCCAGCACCTGCGACCAGATCAGCGGCATGTTGACGCGCACGCCGCCTAAATTACCTTCGCGCTTGGCAATGACCACTGGCACGAATTGCCCGGTCTCGGCAGGTTGCTGCAGCGAGTCGAAACCAAAGCGCGGCGATGATCGTTGGTTGCTGGTGCGCGGGTCGCGCCTGCCGCGTTTGGTGACAATGCGGCTTTGCTGCGGTGTCGGGAACAGCAGCGATGAAAGCAGCGTGACGCCAACGGAAATGGCGATATTGATCAGCACCGGCACCAGCGGGCCAGCGCGTACACCCTCTGCCGGCTTTTCGATAGAATGCTTCAGCGTGATCGCCTTCCATTCCTGATACTTCTCTTGGCTGATGCCAAGGATCTCGGCTAAGCGCTTTTCGTAAGGAAGGAGAGGGATCATTGCAAGCGATACAGTTTAAGCCGGCGGAAAGCGGAGACTGGGCCGACAATCAATCGTCCATGATGCCGCACTGTAAGCAGGGTTTGCGCATCAGCCAGCACGCCAACGCCAAAGCTGTCATCTTGATTATCGAAGCGGATCAGGGCGCCGGGCTCGGGGTGCTCGATGGGCACGGTCATGTCGATCCAATCCCACCGGAGCCCCTGCCAGGCGCCCGCCTGCGCGTCGGAATACCAGTGAGCCATGCGATCTGCCGGCCAGTGCATCCCCAGCTCTTCGCGGGTCGCCTGCGCGGTCCTGAAGCAGCACGCTGCCTTGCCATCCCTCGGGTCGGCGCCAAGCGCCCAGGGGAGCCCCACCCAGCCGCGCCAGAACGTCAAAACGTGATCCCTCCGCTGGATGGCAACGGGCCGACCTGATCAGCAGTGAGCCTGCGCGTTGGAGACGTGCCGGCCACGAAATTAAGCGGGTTGGCGAGCTTCAGCGTAACAACTGCCAGCTCTTCCTCTTCGTCAGGCACCGCATCGGCATAGCCAAACGAATCGCAAACGCAAATTGTAGAACTGAGAATCCCGGCCTCGGAATACGTTGGATAGCCTGTTTCGTTTATCGGTGGGGTGCCAAGCAAAAGCATGGTATCGACCCTGATGAAATAACGGTTTTCTGACGCCTGCCAAAGCAGTGCGGCTGAGATCATGTTAGCTGGAGCGATCAGCTCTAGCTCTCCCGCCTCAGTCCCATCAGAGGAATAGTCGCCAGCAATACTAAAAGGGCTGAACACATAGCTCAGCCCGCCATAAACTCTTGTTTCGTTCGGGAAATACGGTTGAAAGAGTTGGCGCGGAGAAAATTGAGCCGCCGTGGCGTTCAGAAGCTCAATGTACGGCATTACGGTAAGCATTTAGATTCCGGTGTATTCGCGTATCTGCTGGTTGTTGCGCATCCCAGCATACGTCATAGCCTGCGTGCGCTTGGACAGGGCAGCATTGCTCTTGCGGAATTGCTCCTCGGTAACATAGCGCTCGCCGCGCTCTTCTGTCACGGTGTAGCGAATGTCGATGGGCTCGTTGCCGGAGTCGCCTTGCTGCAATGCAGCGGCCTTTTCCATATCAGAGCGTGGCACGACGCGACCAGTGACGCCAGGGAAGAAAAACTCGGGCTCATTTTCGCCCACGACATACCCCTTGCCGCGCTGAGCCGTGCCGCCATTGGCCAGGAAACCGCCAAAGGGGAAGCTGGGCAGCGGGCTGGCGCCGCCGAGCACGCTGCCCAGGATGTTGGGTGCTGCACTGGAGAATGCTGAGCTGATCCCGCCGGCAGCAGCGGAGCCAAGGCCGCTGAGTGTGCTGGAAACGCCCATCTGCGCGGTCACGGTCTGCAGCGCAACGCCAAAGGCCATGACTGAGTTGCTGGCGGCAAACGAGGCCGCGCCCAGTGCCTGCGGGCCGGCGGTAGCAGACGCGCCCCCGAGCATCTTGGTGAGCGGGCCTTCAGGGCCGCCCAGCCTTGCAGCCAGCCCGCGTTGCATGATCGTCGTCAGCTGCTGCTGTGCGGTGTCGGCAAACGTGCGGGCGATGCCATCAAGCACCTCGCGGCCCACGTCCTCAATCTTTTTGGCGCCGCTAATTACATCGAGCAGACCATTAGTGAGCCCGCCGGAAATTGCGTTAGATACATCGACAATGTTCTTTTCAAGGCTGTCCCAGATCAGCTGCTGGCTTTCCAGCAACTGCGCTTCTTGGGCGAGCTGCATTGCTCTGCCGGTGTCACCCTTGAAGTCAATCATTCCCTGCTCAAAGGCACGTGCCCCTGCGCCAATCAGGCCAGAACGCAAGCCGGCGCCAACAACGCCCCGGCGCTGCTGCACATCAGTCAGTTGCCGGTTGAACTCCTTGCGCAGCTCATTTTGCTTGCGCAGTTCCTCGGTCTCGGCTGTCAAGTTGCGCAGCTTGTTTTGCTGAGCTTCATCCGCCTGCCTGTAAAGCGAAGTTGCCATCAGCAGTTCAACGGCAGTCGCCTCAACCTCCCCGCGCTCCAATGCAGCAGCTTCGGCTTTAGCGACCGCGAGAGTTTCTTGCAGCTGCAGCACTTCAGCTCGGACCCGCTCTTGATTCTGCAGCTTATTGTTCAGATCAAGATTCTTGCGCCGCTGCTCTTCTTCCTTTTTAGCAATGTTGATGGCAAGATCGGCTTGCGTGTTGACCTGTTTAACCAGATCGGCATTGCCGTTGTATTGCTTCTGAACCTTTGCAAGAGCATTTGCGCGATCCTTTTCCAGCTGGGCAATCCTGGCCGTAGTCTCCGCTTCAATGTCGGCCACCGAAGCAGCATCGTCGCTCAGGTCGAGATTGCGGCGTCTCGCTTCGATTTGTAGCTGCAGCGTTTGATATTGCTGCTCAAGCTGTGGCAGTTGATTGCCCTGCAGGATTTGCTCAATCTGACCAAGTTCAACACCTTTCTGCTGGAGCTGGATTTGCTCTTGGAGGATTCGTTGCGCTTCCCGCTCGCTGCCGACCATGCGCGATAGCACGGCCATGCGCTCGGCGTTGATTGGTGCGGCAGAAGGCGTGGCGCCGACCGCGACCGGGTTGAAGCGCGGCTGGGGAATGTTGGAGACTTGCGCGGCGGCAGTTGCCTGGGGCGTGCCAAGGACGCGCTCAAGATGCAGCAGCTTCATCTGCCCCATCGGGGTGTCGATGATGCCGACGATTCCGCCGCCGCCACTCTGCGCTTCCGTCATTGCGCCTGTGAGCCTGGCGCCCCCGGTGAGGGTGATTGGCTGGCCTGCCGGGGTGGCAAAGTCAACACCTCGGTGGAAGGTCGATGCCCCTGGGACAGGCGCCCTGCGCGGGCCGTAGCCACTGGTAACGCCATAGCTCGATGGCAGCCTGCCGGCGACACGAATGAAGCGATCTGCGTCTGCTGCCGTGATCGGCCTGCCGTCAGCCCAGCGAACGTCAAGGTGGGCGCCACTGCCAATGCCAGTTGCACCCGTGCGAGCAACGACACCACCAGGCATTGCGCCACCAGCAACGCCGCCGCGCAGCAGATTCAGTGTTTGGTCATAGCGAGAACCAAATACCTGACGGCCTCTCGTTTCGCTTTCAAGGTCAACCCTGCCGTACCTGTTGACGCCGACATACTGCCCAGGCTGTTTAGCAACAGCGCTGATCGGCGCATTGCCCAATGCGGCAGAGCGGACAAGCAGATTGGCTGCTACATCCATCTTGCCAATGTCGGTCGGGCCGGCCTCGGTAAGCACCGTGAAAGCCAAGGCCGCCAAATCGGATTGCGTCAGCGTGGCAATTCGGGCCTTGGCGCCAGCGATCAGCTGTGGCCGGCGGTCAAAGAAGAAGTTTTCTCGCGGATCGGATTGATAATCGCCGGGCTGCCTGCGGCTGGCCAGTTCTGTGCCCCGGAACTGATACGCTCCAACAATGCGGTCGATTGCAGTAGAAAGCCCGCCAACAGCCCCGCCACCGCCGACCTCGGGCAGCGTCATCGCCTGCCGCATGAAGTCAGCAGCCTCTCTTGAGCGTTGCAGCACATAATCTGCAACCTGCATCTTGTAATCCTCAACCGAGCGCGTATATGCCAACTTGCGCCGCTCAATGTCCTCAATTTCGCGTGCATTTGTGCGCTTGTAATCTTCAACGTCGCGGTTGAGCTTGGCCATCGCCAGCTCCAGCTTTCTGCGCGATTGTTCAATGTCCGCTTCGCCTTCCTGCCGAGTCCGCATCACTTCGCGGACATTGGTGAGCAACTGCTGCTCAAAGCCAGTTGCCGCCGCAAATGTTTGCCGTGCGTTTAGATCACTGCGCTCGATTCGGTTCTGCGCCGCTGCACGGTTGTTCTCAATTTCCCGCTCTGCAACCTGCTGGCGCAGATCAAATATCTCGCGCTCTTTTCTGTAAGAATAATCTGCAATCTCGCGGTTGATGTCCGCGCCTTCGCGTTGCAGATCGTATGCTTGGCGTTGCAGCTGGAATGCTTCGCGGTACGCCGAGCGGATCTGGTCTGCAACCCTGCGCGATTCTTGGATGCGGGTTGATTCGGCGGCTAGCTCTTCTTGGGGCGTGAGCGGTACGCGAGCAGGAGCCGTGGCGGCGACGCTTCTGCCCCTTTGTTGAGCAGCTTGAAACTGACCTTCCGCAAGAGCAAAAGGAACCACGACCCGGCCCAGCGGCGTAGATGCCAGTGCCCCGCGAGCTTGAAGGAGCTGCTTGACGACAGGCAGCTCTCCCAGCCCGGAAACTGCCGCAATGACTTCGTTGACTCCATTCGTAAATCCGACCAGCGCCGGGATCAGCTGACTTTGCAATGCACCCGTCAGCTCTGCCCAGGACTCATTCAACCGCTTTTGCTCTGCATTGAGCGCGTTTAAGCCTTGAACACTGCCAGCGCCAAGCCGCCTTTCGACTTCTTGTAATACAAGCGTCTGCGCGTCATAGGCGCGACCAACAGATTGCAGCTGTTCAACTTGGAACTTTAGGCTATCGCCAACACGAAAACCGCTTGCCTCCAGTGCAGCAATGGCATCGTTAGGGGACTTGAGCGATGCGGCAAGTTCTTTCAGGTTGTTAGTGGTGGTATCAACAGCCGTCCCAAGCGCGGTGCCGATCAACGACAGGCCGAAACCAAATGATCCGCCGATCAGGCCGCCGCTGACACCACCCGCCGCACCGCCGATGGACGCCCCAAGCCCTTGGCCGAACAGCAGCGGGAACGCGCCACCAATCAGGCCCTCGCTGATCGCCTTGCGTGCGTCGCCCTGGAAGAAGCCCTGTGCCCCGCCGGCTCGCTGCTGCCGCTGGATCGCCTGGAACTGCGCGATGCCCCTGGCATTGCCTGGGCCGGCGGGGAAGGGGAGCTGGTTGAAGCCGCCCCTCGACTGCCCGCCCATCGGGACCGCCCCACCGGGGCCGCGCACAGGGTCTTGGCCGATGCCAAGCCGCTCCAACCGCTTCGTCTCGCGCTCGACTGCATCCGCATAGCGCTTGGTGGAGCCCGCCGCTCGCTCCTCTGCCTCTGCTTCAGCCTTGCGGGCAGCGTCCCTGAGATCGTCAAGCCGTGTGGGCGCGACCTGGCCACTGGCCGCAACGCGCTGGGCCAGCAGATTGCTATCAGGCAATGCGCGAGCCCTGATCTGCTGCTCGGCGCCAATGTCCTGCAGTGCCGCTGCCCAGCTCTGGCGCACGTTGAGGTTTCTGAAGCCCGCCCGCTGCTGTTGCTGTAAATCACGCGCCGCCGCATCAAGCTCTCGCGTGTAACGCATGATCGACGCATTCATGCGCCGCGCCAAATCCCTTGCGCCGGCAATATCGCCCGTGTACTGAGCAGAGATTACGCTTGTCGCCTGAGAGCGAAGCTGTCTAATCCTGCCTGGATCTGCGCCTGTCATCCTGGACAGGTCGGTGATCCTTTCCTGCCCGCGCCGCCCAGCCTCAAACATTGTAGAGCGGCCAGCGCCAAGCCTGCTTACTTCATTCTGCTGCCGCACAAGGCCCGCCATTTCTGTAGCGAGCCGCTGCATCAATTGCAGGTTTTCTCTGCCGCCAGCAGTGGCAATATCCCAAGCAGCGCGGACATTTTGCGCTTGTTGCTGCAGCTCAGGGGCAAGCCTGGCGCCAGCGCCACCACGGGCAAACTCACGCTGCCTGCCTTGGAACAGGTTTGTCAGATAGTTGCCGCGACTTCCCTGGCCGATGCTTCGCGTTACCTGATCAAGGCGAGCCTGCTGCTCTCTCGCGCTGTTGCCGAGGCTGGTCATCGCATCAGCAGCCTCGCCCGCAGCAATGGCGTACCTGCGTTCCGTCGCGCTAATTAAGCGCCGATTTTGCAGCTCTTCCCGCAAGGAGCGATCGGACTCTCTTACGTCCCGCTGAGCAAGCCTTAATTGTGCTCCGGCCAGCCTCCTGGCCGTAGCGTTTGGGCCACCACCCATAATCTGCCCAGTGGCAGAATCGCGGCGCATCGCCACGTTCGCCACAGTGCGCTGAGCAGCTGTTAAGTCACGGCCAGCTTGCGCCCTGCGTCTTGCGGCAGTGTTTACATTGCGCTGAGCGGACTGCCCAATCTGCCCTGCAATTATCTGAGCGTTTTCAAGATTGCCGAATAGCTCCGTCGCTCTTTGGAGAGCGCTATTAAGCTGATTGAGCTGGGGCAGGCCCTGTACGCCAAGGCGAATCTGCGCCGAATAGTCAGCCACGCCCCGCCTGCCCCGGTGTCAGTGCCCCAGACTAGCGCCTTCTGGGGCTCGGGACAGGCGTAGCGCCTGGCTTGGGCATTTCGTCAGCGAGAATATCAAAATATGCCGCCAACATAATAATGTCGTCTTGCGTTGCTTCGCGCTTGAGCTGAGAAGGTGTCATTCCCAGCTCCTTGCACAACGCAAGACGGACCATTAAGCGCGGATCATTCTTGATCGCTTCCTTGATCGCTTTTGGGGTCTTCCTTCGCCAGCACGCCCCCGTTGAACACCAGCGCTTCCATCATGTTGGTCAAGTCGCTTTTGGCGTACTCATTGCGCATCATGCCAATGTCGCCAACAGTGAACATTTTGCTGCCGTCTTCATACTCGGCCTTGCTCACCAGCACGCGCAGGCCATAGGCGTTGTTGCGCTTGTCGTTTTCGACTGTTTCGCGGATCTTTTCATCTTCCGCTTCGGTGAGAGGCATGAAGTACAGCTCGATCACATCGCCCGTGCTCAGCGTAATCTCAGCCTTGCGGCGTTGGCGAGTGCGCTTGAGCAGTTCCTTGATGTTTTTGGCCATGAGAGAGGGAATGCAACGGTCGAATCATAGCACCGAATCAGCGCATGAAAAAGCGGGGCCGGAGCCCCGCTGTGTGGTTATCCGCAAGTGATCAGAGCGTCAGGCCAAACAGATGCGTAGGCTGGCCGGAGACACGGAAGTTCACGGACACTTCGGTTGGGGTGTCGTCTTGGCTAATGCCGGTGTCAAAGCCCAGCAGGATGATGGGGAACTCGCTGTAAAGCGAGGCGGCGTCATCGACGGTGCTGCCGCCGGAAGCGGCGATAGCGCTAAAGTACGCCTTCAGTACAGCGCCGCCCTGATCATTGAATAGCGTGCCTTGAATGATGCGGTTGTTGAACGCCGCCAGATCCTCAATCAGCCGCAGCGTCAGCGTGCCATTGCCATCAGCGAAGCCAGACTGGTAGGACCGGAACTGGGCCATCTTGGGACCGCCGCCAGCAGACGCCGGCTTGCAAGGAATCGCGGTTTTGTCAATTTCGCCGCGAGTGATGGTCAGCGTCACCGAGGGCACTTCGCACATGGCGAAAGCGCTGGCAAAGTTCATCTCGATGTGATTGCCGGCGCCGGGGGTGTCAGCAGTGCCGCTGCCGCCGCTGCCGCTGAAGGCGATAGCATTGCCGCCCAAGGTGGCGGAAATGGTTACGGTAGTCGCAGAAGGGCGGGTCTTGATGTAGTAGACCGTGTTGGCGGTCAGGGCGCTATCCAGATCAGCAGTGCCCTTCACGGTGAAGGTCACGGGATCATTCACCCGAAAATCAGAGGTCGCGGGAACCTTGAGCAGCGAGGTGGTTGCCGGGGACACCGGCACGGGGAAGTCGGTCCAGTCCAGCAGGCAGGCTTGCGTGCCGGGAGGTTTCATGGTGATCATGCCGTCCTGGCCAGTCAGGACGGTCGTTTGACCGCAGTTGGTAACGGGCATCGGAGCTTCCGGCCCGTGGCCGGCTTGTAGAGCTTGAGCCCTCAGTCTACGGCAATCACGGCTACGGTGCCAAGACGGGCCGGCTACGGGCCAGGAACGGCATCGAAAAGCGCGTGAAGTGATGCGGCCTGTCCTGCAACTGCGCCTGTGTGGGGCCGGTCACAGGACCGACGCGAGCGATGATCTGCTGGGTTGCCGGCGGGGTGGCGGCATTGAGGGCGCTGAGCGCGTCAATGATCGGCGCCGCAATTTCAATGCCACGCCCAGGGCCGATATTTTTGCGTGAGTAGATTTCGCACACCAACGCACCGCGCACATGCCATTGCGCTTGCGCCCCAATTACGGGCTCTTGTATCAGCCCAAAATTAACACGAATCAGGCAATACTCGCTCAGCGCATTAAAGTCCACTGCCGATTGATTCTCGACGTAGACGGGCACAGGAGCAGCAGTGTCGATCACAATGCGCTCATAGATGCCACGGATTTGCTGTAGTACGGTCATTGCTATTTGGGCCTGAAGGGCTTGCGGGCCTCAAGGAAGCCTGCTTTGGCGCCCTTGTTAAAAGCGGCTGTAAATGCACCGCCGCCCATATAGGTAGAGTACCAATCCAGCGGTGCGGTGGAACGATTTTTGCCAGGCGCACGCAAGTCGCCGCGAATGCCATTCTGGCGCGTGCCTCTTGGCTGCTCTTCCCCTGCCGGCTCAAAGCCGGGATACTTGAACCTGCCTGGGATTAGATCCATCGCTTCTTGCGCGTATGGAGCCAAGTTGCCGATAAAAAGCTGGACCTTGTTGGCTGGCGGAACGACAGGGCCGAATTGCCCCCTAGCGGTGCGGCTCTGCGTGCCAAGCTGAGGGATGTTAAACAAATTGTATTTGCCACCTTCGCCCGTAGGCTTTACGCCTCTTTTGCCATCGGATGTCTCGACGTACCAACTTTCCCTAAATGCCCCGCCCCAGTTCGGGCTGATCTCAGCAAGGTCGTTCAATACTTCCTTTGCGGCATTGCGCAGCGCATCGAAAGCAGCCTTGCGAACATCGGGGGCCAAATTGCGCAAGTCGTTGCCGGCTCTTCTCGGAGCACGTCTTGCCATTATTCTGCCCTCGCTGTTACTTTGCTGGCATACATTATTGGCTGAGCAACGCCGCCCGAGCCCTGTACGATGATTGCCTTGCCATCAAGCGTTGTAATAATCCGGCCGCTGAGCGTGGTCAGATACACAGGCCCGCCATTGCCTTCGCCGCCACTGCCATAGGTGGGGTCAATCTTCGTGATCTTCCATCGCTTGCCCAGATATTGCAGGCGATCATTGGTCGTGATCGGCCATGGCACCGTTTCATGGTCAATCCACGCTTCAACTTCATGCCCCTGCTGCACCCCGTCACGCTCGCCTTGCATCGACTTGACAACAGCGCCGGCAGCGGGAATGACAGCTTCGGTTACGGTTGCCGTGCCGGTCGTTTCATCGTAAGCGCCGGGGGTGATGCGAATGTAGGAAAGCGCTTGCGAGCGGAAGCGATCAACAAGCCGCTTGGCCAGTGGTTTAGCCCAAGCATCTTGCGGAGCACTCATTTACCCTCGAAACAATGGGATGACTGTTTCATTTTTGCGCGACACCCAGCAGCCGATTAAATCAAGCAGCCACGGATACAAGCGCAAGACTGTTGGCGACTGCCTGCCAACACGCCCATCATTCGGCAGTACGCTTGGGCTACGGATTTGCGCGGGAGAGAAAAACCATTGCTCCAGATCGCCCAGCTTCTCCTTCGATACAACGGGCTTGGGCAGTTGATCGGCGGCGCCAAATACTGCCGTATTGTCGTTGAACAATACAAGCGCCAGCTCGGAAGCGGCAGCCGTGTAGCTATCCTCCAGATCCCTGCCGCAGCATGTTTCTTCATCCGTACACCAGCGCAACGTGCGCAGTGCATCCTGGGCAGACTTGAGCGCCTGCCCTTTCTGGGTTGAGCTGAGCGCCGCCCAAGTGGCCGCCTTGAGCGTGGTCGCCATGTAGGCATCCGCATCGGCCACCTCGATCAGCTCCGGAGGCGTGCAGTTGCACGCCGGTTCGCCGCTGATGGCCGGACGAGGGTAGGGCTCGGCCAGGCGATGCCACGGCCACCAGCGGACGCTGCTCATGGCGATCAGGTGTCAGTGCCGCCGATGATGCGCCATGCGGTGCCGTTGTACCACACCAGCACCTTGGCAGAGCCGCCGCCATCAGCAGCAGCGCCAACGGTGGTCTCGGTGGCGTTGTTCACGACGCGGATCATGCCCAGCTCAGCCGGCGAGGGCAGGCTGGCGAAGGCGACACCAGCGCCTTGCACGTCGAGTTGACCTTTCTTGGTCTTGAGGGAATTGAAGGAAGCCATCTGAGTAGATGCGGGGCTCAGCCCCCAGCATAGCCCAGATCAGGCCATGAAAAAGAGGGGGTGTTGGCCCCCTCAGTATATCATGAAAGACCCGTCCTAAGCGATCGTTCCCCCGTAGGGGCTGTTGACTAAAAGTCGCACTGCAGGAATAAGGCGAGCATCGCCATACACCAGGCTGAAGTTAGCGCCAGTCGCCAGCTGTGCATTCGTGGGATTGTCGAAGTTGGCATTCCACGAAGTACCCGGAATGTGCTGCACATGATGGTAGTCGATGATGATACCATCTTGCTTGCTGGGCGCATTGCGGTCGGGCTCGATCTCCATGGGGATCTGGTCGCCTTCTTGCATCACGCCACTGCCGGCCAGATAGCAGACAAACTGCCGCTGCTGGCCAGAGGTGCCGATGATCGGGCATTGATCATCAACGACCACTTGCAGACCGGCAAAATAGCCAATCGAAGTGTCGCGGATGTTCACGCCACCGGCGCCGAATGCAATGTTCTGGCCAGAAGCCAGGTTGCCGGCGGGGTAGAAGGTGAGCTGACCGATCTGCTCAAGGTAGGCAGCAACCAGGGAGTGCATCACGATGGTCGTGATTTCACTCTGGCGCTCATTGAGCTTGTAACGAGCCTCGATCACGTTGCCGGCAGTGAGGTAGTTGGCCTCACCGGCGCCAGTGGTGACGGACTTGTTCAGGTTGTTGGTGGCATTCAGCGGGCCGCCAGTGCCAAGCAGGCCCTCCATCTGGGAAATAAACTTGGCGGTGCGCAGCTTGTCCATTGCCGGCGCAAGCTGGCTGGACAGCACCACCATTGGATCTTCGCCAATGGCAAGCCGGGTGAGCTTGTCAACAGCGTAGGCAAAACCGCGAGGGGTGATGGTGGCGTACTGCGTACTGGCTTGGATCTTCTGGAAAGTGAAGTGACCTTCGCCAGAGGTGCCCCAGTCGTCGCTGGAGGTCATGCGCTCTTCAACCGGGTTGAGCGGCTTGAAGAAAGGCGCCTCGATCCGAGTGCCGGTGGTGGCAGTCAGGCCGGGGTTGGTTGCAATGATCCCCGAGCGGATCATGCGGGATTGCAGAAAAATCTGCTCTTGGAGGTATTGGGCGAACGGTGCAGAAGTCGCCAGCCGTGTCAGGCTCGCAACATCGCTCTGAAACGTTCCGCCGAGGTTGCCGAGATAGGCCACTGGAGGAAAAGCAAGGTTTGCGTTGACACGACCGCGCAGCAGTCATGTTGTGCTCGGGGATCAGCGCAGCCTCACCCTTTGCTCGCGGCGGCAGCCGCTTCAGCCTTGAGCTTAGCAGCAAGGTCTGGGTTGTCGAGTTCCAGCATGATGCGCTGGGTCACATTGCCGCCAGGTAGGTACGGGTTGCCCGAAACCTCGATGGGGTCGCCGCTGGCCGGCCTTGAGCCCATGCCGCCTGCCCCCCTGGGCTTGAGGTGATGGGCATACTCGGCGTCGTTGCGCAGCTTGCCGGCCAGCTCTCCAGGGGTCACTTCAGCGCCCCTGAACAGCACCACCGTCTTGCCGTCCTTGTCCTGCACGGCAGACTGAAACAGCGCCCAGAGCTGCATCGGCGCAAACGCTTCGCTGCCCACGCCGGCAACAAAATCAGCCCGCAGCCGATCTTTGATGCGCTGCTCTTCAGCTTGCTGGATGGCTTGATCCTTCTCTGCAATTTGTTTTTGCAGCTCTTCCTTTTCCTTGCGCTCGCGCTCCAGCAGCTCGGCAGTTCTCCCCTGCTCTTCCAGCTCCTTTTTCTTGCGGGCATCTTCCCGACCCTGCAATTCCTCCAGCTGCTGCCGCAGCTGCCTCTTTTCGTCCAAGATCTCGCCTTTCTTGCCATCGACTGCAGCAAGACGCTGTTCCAGCTCTTCTGCCCTTGCGGCCCTTTCCTGCAGCGCGGTGATCTCTTCCGGCGTGAGCGTCATGGGATGATTGATGGATGCGCTACAGTGTAGCGCGTAGCCGCTCAAAAGCACCAATGGCAACTGTTGATCCCAAAGCACCCGCTCGCGCACCTGCGCCGGCCCCCAAGCCCGCCCCTGTTGCTGAGATCAAGACCGAAGAGCCCGCCCCTGAAGTGGAGGTTGAAGCCGAAGAGCCCGCCCCTGAAGTGGAGCGAGTCAACATCGCCGGCCTGGTGCTGGAAAAGACCGTGTATGCCGATGGCATGTGCGAGACTGAGGTGCTTCAGGAGCCGATGATCGCCCCTGAGCTTGTGCGCTCGACTCGCGCCAGTCAACGCGCTCGCGGGCACTGATCACACGCACCGCAAGGCCCTTGGGCAGCTGCACAACGCAGAGGCCCAAGGGCTTTTAGCGTGTCTTCATAGGCCGTCGGTCTGTTGTGCAAAACAAGCGCTTTTTGCTCAATCAGTATCAGCAGCCGATTCCTCGCTTCCTGCACTGTCGCCGTCATTTGCATTTTGCAGTTGTTGCTGCTCAAGCATAGCACGCTGACGCAGCTCCTCTTGCAAAGTCTTGGTGTCTGCGGCAAGCTGCTTCAGGTCAACATCCTCAGGTATCCATTCACCGTGATACAGGATCTTGTGAAGTAGCTCAAGCGTAATCTGCCCCTTCTCAGACAGATCGCTTAACACGCTTACGTCTTGACCAAGCAGGCGGTAGAAGTCAAAGTCCTTGCTGATAATAACTTTTGGCGGCTCCTTGCCGTTATATTCCGACGCAATCCTAACCGCTTCATTGAGCGCCGCTTCAAGTTCTTGCGCAGCAACAGATAGCACGCAATTCGCTTGCTGCTGATCAATACGTTTGGCATCAGCGCTTTCTGCTACGAACTTTTGCCCGAGCAGCTTTGTAACACCCAGATGCGAGATTTCATTTTCCAAGCGGTCCAGCAGCTCGCCTTGCGCGACAAATGAACCCGCATCGCACTGCACCCAGTACGCTTTTGTGTTCGGATTCATTTTGATGGCATAGTTCAGCCCCGTAACACCTTCCTCGCCTTCATAATCCTCCAGCACAAGCAGGCCGATAGCAGCAATGTGCAGCGAATGCAGCAAGTCAGCCAGCCGGCGGTAATGAGCAATGTTCAGGTGGGCAACATCCGCCAATGGCGGCGAAGCGCACAGGAATCCCTCGCGTTCAGCGTAAATGCTGACCAGCGGAATGTAGCCCAGGTCATAACTGCCCCTTTCGACTGGCTCTTGCTTGTCGGCCTCAAATACTTGGTATGCGCCTGGGGTGATGATGCGTGCAATGGGCACATATTCTTCACCGTACGTCCCTTTTGCTGTCTTGCGTTCCTCTTGATAGCGGAACATCGTCAGCGGGGCACCGGGTTGATCGCTTTCCCGCCGGCTGCCCAGGTACTGCCACGGGTCCACTGGCACCAGATACGGGCGCAGGGGATCGAGTTCATCGGCAGCAGTGCGGACCTCAGGGCGCTTGCGGGCATCAACGATCAACGATGACATGCCATACGTCAGCGCCACTTCAAGCCGCTTCTTGGCAAATTGATCAAGCGATGAACCGTCACCGTCTACATCCTTGCGCCATGTCTCCGACCACCACGGATCGCCACCTTCCAGCTGAATCTGCCGCCTGAGCACCATGCCCGCAGCGTTGTGGAGTAAGCGCTTGGTGAACGGTGC